CAGGCCCTCAAATCCGAGGAACGGCACCGGCGTACAGAATGCCTTGAGATTGAACTCGGCATTCTGGATTCCCGGCATGACTCCGGGCTGATCAAAGCTGCCGCTGTAATCCACCCACTGCCCGCTCACCATCGGTGCGCCCTGCACCGGCGCCGTGATGGGGCTCAGGCCTCCGGTCGCCACCTGCGCGCTCGACATCAGGCACGCCATCAGCGGCGCGGACTTCCAGAGCTGAACATAAAGCCTCGGCATGAAGGCTCTGCGCACCACTGAGGTGAGCTCTGTTGCTATCGCGCCTTGAGCCGGGATGATGCCGGTGCCGAGAATAGGCACAATTTACCTCCTGAATGGCTGAGACAGTTTCGCGTTCTTGAATTCCGATATGACCTGATAGGCCGCATCCATCGAATGAGTTCTCGGGTCCGCGGCGAAGTCTTTGAAGCTCATCGGCTTGCCGTCTTTACCCGCCACCGTCGGGAAGTCCCACTTCGCCCCTGGCCGCTCGCTCTGCGATGGCGGCTGATAGCGCGGATCGGCTTCGGGATTCTTTGCAGCGTACAGCACAGCCGCATCGTCCCACGTACCGCCGCCTATCCTATTCCGTTCTTTTTCGATCTCGCCGATTTGCTCATCGCTATAGCGCTCACGCAGTTTTTCCCGCTGGCGATCGTGTTGTTCCTTCGCCTTCTGCGCTTCGTCTCGCTGCAGCTTCTGATCGATCTTCTGCTCGAGTCTCGCGAACTGCGCCTGCTGCGCGACATCCGGGAACGAAGCCCTCGCGCGCTGGGGATCGACTTTATTGACGAGTTGGGCCAGACCCTGCCGTGTAGAAGGGTTATGGCCCAGCTCGTACAACAGGCTAGCCAGATCGGCCTGCTGTTCGACAGACAATGTCATGGCCTAATATCTCTTGCTTCGCCGCGGCTTGGGGAACGTCTTGCGCCCATGTCGACGCACCATCTTCCTGCCCTTGCGTGCCATCACTTGCTCCACTTCTTCGCTAACTCGCGTTCCATCCCGAGCATGCGCTTGCGCACCACGAAGGCATCCTCATAAGGTGCAGGCCTGCGCCCCGGCGTAAGGTTTGCGGCCGGCATTGGATTGACCGCAACGGTGAAGTCCTCGCGCGCGCGTTGCAGCCATTCGGTACTGCGCTCGCCCGGAACAGGTGCCGATTTCAAATCGGCCTCCCCTTGACGGCCTGCGGTCCGCCCTTCTCCATGGTCATCTTGTTGCGGTCCCATTTGCCGCGTGCGGCATCGGTGAATCCGCCGAGCTGCGAATACGTTGGCGGGTTTCTAAACTGCCCGTCTTCCATGGACCGCTTTTGCAGGTTGCCGGTGTTGACGCCCTTCGGCTTGAGGTAATCCTGCGGCATAGCCGACTCCTTATATCTATATGCACTGTGCGCTATGGGAACGCCGGATTGCCTCCCCCGGCCTCACTTGGTCCCATGCCCGGCGGCGGCGGTGCAGGCGGTGGTCCGCCTCCACCTCCCGCCATCCCGGCTGGCGCCATTCCGGCAAGGGGTGACGGTGGCGGCTGCGCCATCCGCGCTCGCGCGGCGGGATCGAGGTCCTGATCTGATGGCTTGCCGAAGATGCCGTTCAACGTGCGCAGCGCGCCCATCACGGCATTGAATTCCTTGGATCCCGGATCAAACGACAGTCCGGCCACCTGAATATTCCGCATACAGCTTTTGATTTGCGCGGTTGCGGCGGCTTTGACGCCGGCGCCTGCTCCCGGCGAGGTCATGGGGGTTGCGCCCGGTCCGCCCGCGCCGCCGATCGGCGACCCCGGCAAACGCGGCGGAGCACCAGGCCCACCTGCGCCTCCCGGCATCATCATGTTCGGTGTGGGACGCAATGCCATGCGCAACAAAATAACAGCGCCACAACATCTTGGGAAGGTATGTCAGCAGATGTCAGCAGCGGACATAACCTCAGCTGTTCGCATAGGGGGTTATGTCCACCGCCGCCAACCTCCTGCTGCATATAAGAAAACCGGCCCGCAAGGGGCCGGTTCATGTAAGCGCGGCAGGTATATAAGGAGTCTACCGCCGACGGCCCCGGCGGTGGCGTCGTCCTCGACGGCAATGCACGCCGAGAAGCTCCAACGCCTGTTCAGGCGTCTCGATCAGCCAAAGTTTCATCGTGTGGTGCTCCTGTCGTCCCCTTGCATCTGGCAATATAGGCCGGCCGGTGGAGATATGCAAAGCTTGCCAGTATCTTACGGCGATAGAGCGACGGCACCGTATCGAGCATTGCGAGCGCCCGCTCGCCTGCCTCCGCATTCACCTCGGCCTCCCACAGCAGCCGCTCGAGGTCGGACAGATGGAAGTGCACATGGACCAGCGTCCGCAACGACCGCAGCTGTGCGATCCGCTCGGTCGACTCTATTCCTTCTCTGAAAGGCCCGAACGGTTCGCTCATGGGACCGGTAGCCGCCGCAGCTTCCCCTCCCAGATCATCAATGCCTGCAAATAGGGAATTGTGCAGGCCCAATTATCACCTTTCAGCAGATCGAGCAGCGCGGTCATCCGCGCTTTGTCGCTCTGCTGATAGAAGCTGTTGGCGAGTTGCTGCGCCTGTTGCTGCAAGCCGTCGGGGCAAGCTGCAGGCGGAAGCGGTGCCGGGGGAATTGTCTGCGCCGCTGCTGAACCGGAAACAATCATCGCAATCGCGACAAGCTTATTTATGTCCATGACCACCTCCATGACCGGCGCCAGCCTTCCCTCCCGTCATTACTTTAATTCGATCTTCCGGCGGCAGCGACTGCAGCATCTGCGCTTGCTGGCGCTGCTGCATCTGCAGACCATGGAGGATCGCATCGCGAGCAGGTGGATGTAGAAGCCTGACCAACATTTCTTTATCAATCGCGCCCGCTTTGATCAGCACCGCGGCCATCTCTCTGGAGTCATCGATGAACAATGGACTATGCGCGTGCGCGCTGACTTTGATACGTAACTGACTCGCGATCTGCGCCGGCACGAACACCGGCGCCTCTTGCGGCACGATCGGCTCGTCGTCGTTGCGCATCATCAGCTTGACGCCGATATCGCCGATGCGGGTCAGGGCTGGTTCCAGTGCCAGTGCGGCTTTTTTGATCCTTCCACTCCCCGTCCGCGCGGCTTGCTGCGCGTGCGCCTTGCTTCGTACGCCTTCCGCGCCTTGGCCCATGATGACATCCGTGAGCCCCGACGCTTCCAGGAAAAATTGTTTAATCTCGTTGGTCTCGGCAAAAAGGTCGGGTGGCATCTGGGGGTGTAATTCTTCGACACGCGCGTTCGGCATCTGCTCGAGGATGTAGCTATCGGCTTCGCCGAACGCCGCGAACTTCTCATCTGATATCCCGGCCATTCCAGTACCCACCCTTGGCGGATACGCCTGGCGATCGAGAATGTCAGCAATCTGCTCAAATCTTTCATTGAGCCAGTCCTGCAGTCCGGTGAGCGCATCGATATGCGCCTCGCCCCAGTAGTAATTCCACTTCCGATAGGGCCGCACCGGGGTGAAGGGGTGATCGCCGGGCAGGAACGGATTGCTCTGACTGATGGCGAAGTCGTCATCGCCCGGCGCCTCGGTATCGAGTATCCCGACCAGCTCGCCATCACCGGCTCTGCGCCGGCGTCTTCGGCGTACCCGCTGCGCCTTCTCGGCCAACAACTTCCTCATCTTGGGGACGCCCATCATCGCGCCGATGGTGCGCTTGCTATCACCGATGACGATATCAGGCGCGATGACATGGAACACCCGATAATCATTCGTTGTACTGTCCCACGCCCACAGCTCATCGAACAGGACCATGGGGTGCTGCGTCCTCGCCTGATAATTATCGGTCGGCGTGTAGTCCGGATTCACTGACCCGAGCATATTGCCCGAGAGATTCATTCCCCCGGTCCCGGCGATAATCAATCTCGTGAGCATATCCGGGAACGGCATTGGCCGTGCTTCTTGGACGGTAGCGATGCGCTCGATGTCGCTCGATCGACCGGCTCTCACCAGCCGCTGCACAGCATCATAGTATTCCAACGGATACGTATGACAGAACGCTTCCTGCGCATCGAGATCGATAATGTCTTCGCGGAACACCCCGAATTCATACGGCGCTACCAATGTTGCAAAGCCTTGCTTTGCGACTTCATTCCAACCCTGTTTGACGTGCATGCAATTGTACACCAATGACCACACAATCCCGTCCATCAGCAGGTCATTGATTCCCCAACTCATAAAGTCTTCATTGAATTCGTCCTGCAGCGCGATCACCTGCCGGACCACCTGTTCCTGGGCATTGGCCTGTGCGGCGATCTGATAGAACGCGTGATCCGGGCTATAGAGAAAGCTGCTCACCAGATCCAAGTGGCTCTTGATCATATTGTAGCGCACCGGATCGGAGCCTGCCGCACCGAACAGGAAGTATCGTTCTCTCCTGTCGCACACATGGGTGCGATCTCTCTGTGTCTCTTTGCAGCGCTGGACCAACCACAGCACGCGCGCGCTGAGGTCATCCCAATTGTCCGGAAAGATCATAGAATCACCCATGGCGTTCTATCGTCATACAATGTCTTGATCGCTCTCACGCTGACATGCAGATGCGCCGTGTGCGGATTACTTCCCGCATACTTGCGCCATTTCCACGGCTGCGTTTTGAACGAGCAGATGCGCCCATCGCAGATGATGTACTTTATTCTATGATCCCGGCTCGCGCGCAGCGCCTCAGCCAGATTTGCGATCCGCGGACCATGAGACGGATCGTGGGTAATATCAATTGCGGTGACGACACCCATACGGTCATCCTTAACGTGGGGATTGTGATCTGAACTGCGCGATGCATGCTTGGCATCCCCGATTGTCCCATCACTCTTCTTCGATCGATGCGGCCAGCGCGCATTCACTTGCCGGCGCAGTTCTTCAAGACTCTTTGCCAATCGCCAGCTCATCCTTTATAGGGCCTTCTCATTCCCTTCCAGGTACTGGCGCCGATCTGCGGGCCGGCGGCATGGAAGCCGATGGCTTTGCTGAGCGACTGCGGCGGCATTGGCTTGTTTGGCTCGGCGCTGACCTTGAAGTCGACCTTCTGCCTTGAGGGTTCGCAGGTAGCTCGTCCTTGCGTATTCCACGGCGCCAGGAATCCGGGTGCGAACTGTTTCATGATGGGGCTATCGGCGACCGCCGGATCGTGCTTGGGCATAGCGCGATTCAATCTCGAAGGACTGGGGCTATTGATATCGCTCATGCCGTAGCTGGCTGCGAGCGACTTCAGCGTGGCATCCACACCTCGTGTAGAGGATATGTGTCCGCCGCCCGGCCGCCAGGTCACCCGCACGCAACCGCAATGCGGGCATGGGGGATTGGAATGATCATACGAGTGGAACACCGCCCGGCAGCGTCCATTGCCGCATTGCCAATCTCTACTCAGCATGGTAGGGTCTCCCACACACGGAAATCCCTACCTACACACACAGCCCCCCATTCCCCTCGGGGGCTTTTTTTATTTCGGCGATGCCAGTTCCAGCCAGTGCCGGATGTTACGTTCCCATGCCCGCAGGCTAGTCAAAGGATCCTCGGAAATCTCATCCTCGTAGCTGACATCCGGCGCCCGCGCCCATCCGATGCTGTTCATAATTTCATTTTCCCGCGGCGTCAGGCTGCGAAACCGCACGCGACCACCTTCGAGTGACGGACGGAAGTCGCGATTGACGATCAGCTTGTTGAGCACACCAGCACGTTCACGAACATCGGTGCGCGGGCCATAGCCTCGCGCGATATTTTCATTTGCAGATTCTGGCCGGAGATTTTTTGGTCCAGTTCCGGCGCGGACATTGGTTCCTTCGATTGGCCGCAGTGGGCCGATACCGCTGCCATGAATCTCATCGTCCACGGCGTGCATAATATCTTGCAATGACCGGCGGCCTATAGCTGGAACAGTGGCTTCCATCGTAGAAGTGAGAGCGCCCGGCGGTCCGGGCGCGACGGGTGTGCCGCCATAATACTTTCCTGAACCACGCACCGCGGCGAGCGCATCATGCAATTCCTGCGGCATCCACGGGTGCAGCACATCACCAGGTGCGAGCGGATCATCTGGCATTAGTACCCCGCCCAATCGCGCAATTGCTGAAACGTTCCGTTCCAGATGAACGGCTGCTCAAAGCTCCGTCCCATACCAGGATCGTGCCATCGCTCTTTCACGGTGATAGTTCCGTCCGGATTTTCATGACCGAACCAATCATGTGTGCTCGCCCATTGTCTCTGCTCAGGCGTCAATTTGACCGGCGGCAAATGCGGATCAGGTCTTGCGGCATCCCATCGCCAGCCGAGCGTTTTGCCTGGTCCTAATCCCTTGCCTGTGACGCCGCCGAAGGCGAAATTACTCGCCTGTTCTATCGCTTTCTGCATCATCTCAGGATCGCGCAGCAGCTCGTTGAGGTAGTCTTCGGGCTTGGTTCCCGGCCGGTGCACCGGCATGAAGGGGCTGTCGGGCGGCGCGAGCGGATCATCGGGCATTGGCCGTTGGCTCCTTGAATCCGAGCCGCATATTCTGCCGTCTGAGGAACCCGGTGATAATGCGATCCATCGAGCTCTCGCCGTGATTCTTCTCAACCACCGCGCTATGCTCCTTGGTCATCCGCATCCCGATCAGCCGCTGCCGCATCCAACGATTATAGGCTTCCCACGCCAATGCGCCTGCGATCACCCGGTCGTCTTTTGCAGCTCCTTCCGCGGAAATATGTCCGGCGTCATTGATGACTCGTCGCATCTCTTCCAGCATCGGCACGCTGCGGATCTGCAATCTACCGAGTTCGAAGGCATCCTTGAACCTGGCCATGACCATCGCCTTGAGCTGCTCGGACATAACCCACTGATAGACCATATCGCCACTGCCGACATTGTCGATCCTTTGGTAGAAGAAGTGATGCATGCGATTGAGGCAATTCCTCAACTCGTAATTATCCTGGGTCGGCGCCATGGTCATCAGGTCTCGCTTGACCTGCTGCAGTTCCGCGAAGACTGCTTTGCCGGGTCCGTTCATCTCCAATATCACCCGGCACTCGGTCACCCCATAGAACCCGGCGAGATGCGCCAGCACCCAAGCGCATTGGTACATGCTCAATGAAGAGGATGCGAACTCAGCGACCTGCTCGATCCCCTCCGCAAAGGCGCGCCACACCTGAATGACATTCTTGTCCGCGGCCTCGCTGCTGCCGTACGCCGGATCGCACGACAGCACATAATAACCATACCTACTGGCATGCTGCCACAGCAGCAGCTCGGCATCGCGATAGGGGTGGGACACCACTTCGATGCTTTCCCATTTCCGTCCCATCCGGTACCTGTACTTCATGGCGCCGAATTCTCTCGCCGCTCTTATCGCGGCTGTGAGATCCGTACTATGGAAGTACTTGGCTCCTGTGGCCTGATAGGCGTCATCAGCGGTCCAGGGATTCTCCTGATCCATCAGCGACTGATCATTGGCCTTCTTCTCGCTCAGATGCCAGCGATACCAGGCGAGCTGCTGCAGCGAGATATCGACCCCATACTCTTTCTTAACAGCGCGAACGCGCTCTCTCTCCAGTTTGGTTATTGCAGCGTCCGGCATGAAGTATGAATAAAACGGGTGCTCTATTGCAAACTGATTCCTCTCATCCCGCCACCAACCGACGAAGATGCATCGCTTTGTCTTACTTCTCAGCGCGTCCTGCCACAGCTCTTCGAACCAGTTGAATCCATTGGCGGTGGTCTCCATGACATTCAGCCGATGCGGATAAATAGAGCTCGTAGAGCTCTCGAACGACATCACATCTTCATCGTTCCCATAGAATGCGGCTTCGGTCATATGGACGAAGTTGCTTGCGCCAGAACGGCCGAGGCCTCCTCTACGGTTCTCCGCAGTTCCTGCAATGAGGTATCGAAAGCGCGACCCGTTCTTGAAGGCGAGGATATTTCGATTGTGATGTAGAATTTCGGGTTTGAAACGCACGAGCTGGCTTCCAATACGAGCCTTCCTTGGTATTTCGTCATAGAAAATCTCGATGGCATTTCGCCAGTCATCCCGCGCCTCCTCTTTATGCAAAATAAAAGTCCCCAACAGTCCCTTGTGCTCGAAAGCCCAGAACAGATCCAAGGCAATAAAGAACGTCGTACATCCGCACTGTCTGTTCTTCAGCACCACAATATCGGTGATGCCTTCATCCAATGCCCGGCAGATCTCATCCAGCAGATACAGCTGGCTGCCGAGCAACCGGAATGGTGTCAACCCCAGATCCTTACTTTGTATCTTGAGCTTGCTGACGAACTTCAGGAACTTCACCCGCGGGAACGGCGCAACCTTGCCGACCCCGACCTTCGACAGATCGAATTGCTGATTCATCCGATTTCCGGTTTGGGAGAAGGCGGCTTCGGAATGAAGTCATGACCTGGTGCGGTCCCCGGCACATCAGGACCAAGATACTGATAGGTCTGTCCCTCGAGGATGAAACCATCGCCGGGTTGTAACCCGTTCTCGCGGATCAGTCGTTCGATATAGTCGTTGTATCTTTTGAAGAGATCCGCGTCCATTGTTTGGAGGCCTCTATCGCGTTCATGACGCAGTTCCTCAGGTACTTCAAACCGATGAATTTGACCGAGCGGGACTGTATTCCAATCGAGCTTGGGATCCTTCCACCACTGCGGCTTGTCGATGATTTCCGGACGAATAATCGGCGCCTGCGCAACTCTGATGCCGACAGGAGACAGTGCATCATTTGGCAATGCCAACGGATCTGCCGGCATTTGCTGAACAGCTCCATCATATAGGGCCATAGCGCGTTCGAACCTCCGATTGCGCTTCATAGATCCGCACGCTTCTCGTAGTGCTTGCACCACATGTTCGGACTTATCCGTCCTTCCACCTTGGTGCACAATCCAATGCGGTAGTGCCGGCACAATCCGCACCGCTCATCCGGCCGGTTCGGCACATCGTACTGAGCCTCTGTCTTGGTGTCCTTCATGCACCCCGTCCCGGCCAGTGTCCGCGCGAGCTGGCCCTGCGGGCCGCCTTGGCGGCAGCCACACCCACTGCGGTACTCTGCAGCTGCGGTTTGCGGCACATGCATTGCGCTTTCCAAGGACAGCTATTCCCCGGGCCGCCTTGGATCAGCCGCGACACCGGCCACAGCCGTGCGGTACGAGCGCCGCACCACCACAGGCATCGCCAGGTGTTGATGGTCATGCCGGCCTGCCATGGATGAACTGGGCGATGAAGTTCAGCACATTATTGCTGATGGCCCATCCCATGCCCATGCACAGGCCCCACAGGAACCATTCGATGGCTTTATGCATCACCGCGCAATCTTTCTTTCCTCATGCGAATTCCGCGCACCCGCGCCGCTTCATCACGGGACGCCTTATCGGCGTCCGGCATAAATGTATCGGCTTCGAATTCCTGCCGCAGTCTCTCGCCGTAGCGCACCGTCAACCACTCGATAAACTTGGCAGCCGCATAGCAACGTCCGGCATCACCCCATAGTGCGCCCACCTTATGCCCATCGGCGTCATAAATGATCACGTAACCGTCGCGTTCATCCTGCCAGGTCCACGGCAGCGGCGGCAGCCGGCGCCGATCGCCTCGGTGTCCCATCCTCACAATCCTTTTCACGCCCTGCCAGCGCCCCGCGCCGCTCGCAAGAGCTCGCATCATCGGTTGCCGAAGCCGCCCTGTTTGGCCACTGTGGCGCAGCATCGGCTGCGCCTGCGTCTCATTGCGGTCCTCCCAGCATTTCTTTGAACTTGCGCTTAGTCGTCGCCTCGTCCTTCATGGCGCAATCAAAGCAGATGTTTTCATTGTTGGGGCCATAGGGCCGCAATTCATCGTTCTTGCCGCACAACTCGCACTTGCCATCAAAAGTGTGCGGTTCCGTGCGATCCATAATTATTGCGTTGCCTACGCGCTCGAATAGCTTCATTACTTCTTACTCCCTGCGAAGGGCATGGGCCTGAATCCTTCCGTCCCCTTCTCCCGTTCCCTGATCTTATCGATCAGCAGCATGGCCTGCTCATTTTCCTGCTGTTGGCGGCGGAACTTGGCTACCGCCCGTGCAGTGACCCGCTCCGCCCGGGTCCTGCGTTCCCCTGCCATCTCCTGAAGCATCCTTATTTTTCTCAAGCGCTCGCCCTCGCCAATACTCCGCGCTTTCCACCGCCTGATCGCGCTGATGGCGCAACCGCTCGATTTCGGCACGCAGAACATGATTTTCCGCAATCACCTCTGTTGTCGCAACGCCATTAAGATGGTGGCGCAACCGTTCGATCTCATCGGCGGCTTCATTGCAAGTATCGAAGTCTTTCTTGCCGATGAAACCTGCACCGTCGATGCCGCACTGCCGAATGCGACGATTGAGGATGCGCAATCGCTCCACCAAATCTGTCATTCGCGGCCCATCTCCGATTCTCCATGAAATCCCGGTACAGGCTCGCAAGAACTCGCCTACTCCGGAAAGTCCCTCACCCACTGCACCTTCGGCAGCAGCCACACCAGCAGCGGGGTAATCACCGCCAGGCCCACCTCGATCGCCTGCGCATGCCCGGTCAGCTCGCTGCCGACCAGCTGGTCAATGATCTCCAAGACCGAGGTCACCACCGTCACAATCAGGGCAATCACTTCTTCCACCTCGCTTCGCTCGGTAGCCAGCAGCTGCTCCCTTTATCCACGCCGCGCGTCCCTAGGCTCTTGCCTGTACCGGAATCTCCACGAAATCCCGGTACGGCCTTCGGCCACACAGCCGCTCGCAAGGGCTCGCATCGTACCACCGCCCCTGCTGCCCTCATTCCATCCCCCCCCCAGACCCCCCTCCATAGTACCTCTCCGCCCTTCCACTTGGGTAGCCCGCACTTCCCCCGGCGCAAAAGCGCCAATTACGGCCGATTGGCTTCTACTCCCCATATCCGCTCCCTCCTGGGCGAAGCCGCCTGACGGCGTCTTCAATTCACAGCGCTACCACCCGACAGAGCACGCCTGGTGGGATAAGGAGGTTCCCGTACGCTTCGCGTATTTGTTTAAAAGAGCGCGCGCTCTTTTATCCGTACGAGAGGTAGCGAACGGGAACGGCCTTATCCCACCAAGAGCGCTCAGACCAGCCGTCGTTGCAGGTGATAAAGGCCCGTGTTGGGTTAGGGCAGACACTTGGTGGCAAGTCAGCAAGAGGCTGCCGAGCGAGACTGACTGAGAGGGGACATTGGCCGTATCAGAAGGTGATACTGCAGGCTCGTACTTGCGTCAGAGAATGATACAGCGGATAATAGGGTATGATTTTTTCCTTTGGGGAGGAACTGGGTGGGGGCCACCGACTCCGAGGCGCGCTTGGTCCTGCGACCGGTTACACTCACGGTGCGCGTGCTCATCCTCCCGGGTGGATACGATTACACTCATGCTGATGATTGAGTATCACCAAACTAGGTTTAGGAAAGCGCTGTGCCGCAGCGATTACTTCGATGTTGTAGGTGAGCGTGTCAGCGCGCGCTCAGGCATCGTCGGTGCGCGAGGCCGATCAGCTGGCCAACCATCGAGCGCGGGCCAAAAAACAGAGGTTCTTCCATACCGGCTTTGCTGACAAGCAACAAGTTCGCCGCGTGTGACGTGGCTTAGCACTGGCCCGAGCAGCGCGACTACGCGCTGCGTCAGGCCTCGTCCGGCGCGTGCCTGATAGATTGTTTGCCGTGACAGTCCAGTGAGTTGCGCGAGCGTTGTGATGGGGAAACGCTGGCGTTGCGGCTTGGAGGTAATGAGGCGAAGTGCGCGAGTGATTTCAGCGGGTGTCATGGCTTATGCCAGGGCATTTTGAACTGATCTTTGAAGTGCGGGTCGCTGCGCATTTGCTCGATTTCGCGTGCAATGAAGGCGTTGGCGTCGGCGAAAGTACGATGTTTGCGGCTTTTGCGCCATTCGGAGAAACGCTTTGCGGTTGACAGCTTGCCGATTGCGTTCATGTCCTCGTCGACGTTTGGTTTAGGTGAAGTGGGAAGTGTGCCGGGAAGGCGAGCTTTGCCTGTGGCTCGGTTGTAGTTGAGCTTAGGCATCGAGGGTGTTGCGCGTTCCGCACATAGTGACCGATTTTAAACGTGATTCACGCTTTGTACTAGCCAGCAATACTGACCTTCTTAGCAAGTCACTCATCTGTTGGTCGTGCTGATTCCGTCTTTTAACAACCGTTGCAAAGCATTAGCGTGGCGCAGCGACCAGATGGTGAGCATCTGGCCGCCACTTGACATGAGACCTACGAAGGAGGTTCACATGCCCACCCGCCAATATAGTCCCATCAGTTTGATTTTGCTTGGTGTTGCGCTCGCTATGCCGGCTGTTGCGCAGACCCCCCCGGCGACCACTTATGCGGCTAGGCCTGGCGAGACGATTAATCTTGGCGCATTTTATTTGGTGAATCCGACGACATGCCAGAATCTTGCGGTTGCCCGACCGGATATTGAGGTGTTGTCCGGGCCGCCTGATCTGAAGTTTGAGGTCCGAGAGGCAATGGTGATCCCGCAAAACTACGGCTGCAAGAACGA